TTATAATCAGTCATTATTTCATCGTATTTAGGGGCTTGATCTTTGATCGTATCTTTAATCTTGTCATAAACACGCTTAACTGCGGCATATTCTTGAGTGCCGTATTCTTGTTTTTCAAGCACTTCACCAACAGATTTTTTAAGATTATCAAATCCTTCGGGCGTGTGAAAAATGCTGGCTGGTTCAGATTGCCAATCTTTGACTTTGGCACGGACTTTATTCATCGCATCAATAACAGAAGTGTTTACTTCTTTGCCTTTGTACGAACCAAAATCTTCGGTAGCAGTACGAATTGAATCCCTAATTGGCGTGTAATCAAGCTGTGTTTTATCGGTAGATAGCTGTTGCATACCATTGTTATAACGGTTTTGCATCGCTGTTTTCATGGTATTTAAATTACCTTGAAGCATATTAATTACTTCAGTTTTAGGCACTTGTTCACGCAAATGTCTAGCAAATTCTTGTGCTTCTTGACCGCCAGCATATCCAGCTTTAGCCGCACCTTTAAATGGTTCTGCACCTGTACCAGTTTCTAATGTCAATAAATGGGACAAAAGATTGCCACCAGCTTTGGCAGTTGGTTTTATAACATTTTCATAAACAGGTTTTAAAACTGCACCTGCCGCTGGTATTGCACCGCTAATGGCGGCATTGGTAAGAATGTTGCTACCCTTTTCGGTAGTCAATTCAGGCAATGTTAAACCTGTTTTTTCAGCTTGACCTGCACCAGTTGCCGCACCTAAAGTAGTAGCACCAACAATCTTGTTGGCAATATCAGTAATTTTAGGGCTAGCAGAAGCCATGCTTCTAACAAAACTAGGAAGTTGGCCAATATTTTTGGCGGCATCCATAAATTTAGTGGCAATACCTGTTTCACCCATAACAGAGCCAGCAGTACCGCCCATTAAATAAGGGGCAATTTCGCCAGCAATATTAGATGGTCTATTGGTTACATAAGAATATGGGCCAGCCGCTTGTTTAGTACCAGTTTCAATTTGATTTAATGCTTCAATACCTTTTTCAACAGGGTTTAATTGTTGTGTTGGTCTTTGGCCAGTAATTAAGCCTGAAAGCGTTTGTTGTGGCTTTTCTTCAATTAGCTTGGCTAAGTATTGTGGAATACCAGCAAATTGTTTAGCCGCCCCTGTAGCCGCTGTAATGGGGCTACTGACAATACCTGTCATTATTTGTTGGGCGTGTTTAGCTGGGCCTTTAATCTCGGCTGAATCTGCTGGCAAATTTAATGCCATACCGTTGTCGGTATAGATCGTGTCATTACCAGCGTACATATTGCCAGCATTGGGAGTATCAGCTACAAATCTTCCAACAGAAGGGGTATCGGGTACAAATGGCATATTAGTTCTTCCACTTTCCTGAAACACCATTGATGATTACTGGCGTACCATCTTTTAATTTAGCTTTAGCCGCATCAGCTTCAGTTTTAAAAGTTTGGATTTGAATATTTGCTTGGCCTTCAGCTTTAGGCACAACAATATGTTTTCTAAACATTTCAGGCACAGGCTTATTGGAAGAAGCATATTCTTTAAGAATAATTCCTGTTCCAAATTCTTTTTGTGTTTGTGCCAAATCTTTAATTGTGTCTTTAAACACCAACATTTTTGAAGTGTCCGTGTAATTAGGAAATAAGCTATTTAAAATACGCTCGTCACCACCGTTTAACACGCCTAATTTGTAGGCTTCTTTTCCTGTCAACATAGCTGTGTTGTAAGCAGAATCAATTTTTTGTCTTACTTGTGGGTTAGCCAAATCTGATAAATCAACAGTATTGAGGACTTGAACATACTTATCTAAAGCATCCTGATAAGATGCCGCACCATTAACAGCTTTTCTGCTTTCGCCTTCTAATGGCTTATATTGGTCTGCTCTATAAGAGCGAGCGGCTTCAGCACTTGGCAATCCAGCAGGGGGTGGGGGCGGCTTAAATGGGTCATAACCAAATGCTTTAACTAAATCAGTCTGTGGAACATTTGTAGCTGATACAGGTTTAACAGCAGGCAATGATGGATTTACTTGACCACCGCCAGCAAGGTTGCCAGCAACAGGCATACTTCCACCACCAGCAACAGAGCTACCACCATAAGCATTACCAGTAGGAATATTAATTCCTTTATCTTGTAAAGATAAACGCTGATCTAAAGTTAATGCAGGTTTAGATGTTGCAACAAAACGCATTGTTGATTTAGGGTCAGCAGAGTTTTTGTCATAAACATAAGTATCTGTGTCACCCGTTCTAGGGTTGACTTGACTAACTTCAGCCCAATTAGGGCCTTCAGTAATCTTCTTAATAGCGTGTTGTCGCAAGAACGCTGGTGAATTAGGGTTTTGCAAAGCGTTCATGTTAGCTAACATTGGGTTACCTTCTACGGCTGGAGTTCCAGCAATAGTAGCTGTTGGCATAGGTACATTTTTAGTATATGGCCCAGCCATTTCAGTCACTTTTTCAGGTACAGCAGGTTTGCCTTGCAATTGACTTATGTAATCAGCCAATGCAACGCCTTCTTGACCTCTAATTGCTTTAGCTAAATCTAACTGGGCTTGTTCTGCTTCTTTAATACCTTGTTGACCAACATAAACATTAGCTAAATTACCAAGGCTTTGAAATATGCTAGGTCTTACATAATGACCGCTAACCATCTGACCTTGTGGCTGTTGCATACCTTGTTGCATCAACATTTCAGCCATTTTTTGTTGGCGTAATATTTGTTGCTGTTGCAACATCTGTTCTGGGTTTAATGTTCCAATATCAGCCATAATTAGTATCCTGCTTGGTTATACGCTGGGTCTGCATATTGTGGCGTGTCAGGCATCATTTCGCTTTTATCATATACAGGTGCAGGTTTTGTAGGGTCTTTACTACGCAACATTGCCGCCATAGCTAGTGGGTTCATGCCACCGCCTTGACCTTGACCAGCTTGACCTGCTAATTGACCTTGTTGTGCAAGTAACGCTTGTTGGTTAGCTTGTTGCTGTGCAAAGTTTCCAAATACGGGTTGCAGTCCGCTTACATCCTGCATTGGTTGACCTTGCAAAATATATGGGTTCATAACAATCCGTAATCTACGACTTTATAGCCGTCATCTAGGGTTTTAACTGCGTAAGGATAGACTTGCTCTACTTCTTGAGCCATGTAACCGTAATGAACGCCATGTCCTGCTAATGGATCATTTTTAAATTCATCTTTATATTCGTACTTATATACAGTCAATCCGTTTTGGGCTATGCCAATTGGTTCAATGTTTTCTTTAGTGCGAATATCCGATTTCATTAAAGCCGCACCGCCAAGAGTAAATAAACCTTGTGTCATTGCGTTATTAGCGGCATTTTGAGCGTTAGATGCACCTAAGTTAGCGTTGTAACCCATTTGTGCCGCACCCAATAAATCAGCACCAGCAGTATTAGCTTGTTGAGCAGAGTTTACAAAAGTAGGGCCTTGTACCTGTGATCCTGAACGCACCGCATTTAGGGTATTAATAGGCTCATTGCGTTGGTAAGCAAGTTGGTTAAACCCTTGCTGATTAGCGGCAAGACCAGTACCAAAACCTTGTGTAGTTGCCGCGGCAAGTAAATCATTTTCTTTTTGACCTTGGGTCATCATTGCCCGTTTATAGGCTTCTGAACCTACGGGAATACCCGAATTAGCCAATTGAGTGCTTAATGCTTCACGATTTTGTGAAATTTGTGGTGCAAGCCTTTGCATATAGGCATCTTGGTAGCTTTGCCCAGCATTGAAACCAGTAGTAGGTAATTGGCTTGTATCAAATGGCTTAGAAATCATGTTTTGTACATAACCAAGACCTTGTTGACCTAATTGACCTGTACCAATACTTAATTGATTTTGAATATCTAATAGCTTTTGCTGATCGGGAGCAAGGGATTGTTTAGCTGTCCAAGTGGGATTGCCATAAGGGTCAGAACCGCTAATGCTGTAATCTAAATTACCGTAAGGGGTAATTTGGTTTACACGGTTTGCCGCAGTAGCGGCTCTTGCCGCATCAAGGTTTCCTGCCGCAGTCGCTTGTGCCGCGGCTGTGTAATCGGGTGCTGGGGGAGCACTAGCTGACTTGCCCATATCTTTCTCCTAAAAATCTACATTTGTCTTTTGACATTACAAAAAACAACAAATCTCCAGTAGGAAAAACATCAAGTAATCGTGCTTGTTCCTCAAACCCCAATTTCTTGACAAACTCTACCGACTTGTCGTTACTGCTAATTACTGGGGCAATAATCTTATCTACCCCTAATTGTACAAAAGGATAATCAAAAATGGTATGTAAATATTGCTTATTTAACCCTTTTTCAAGATAAATATGGCAAGTTACCGATTTTTTATTAAAGTCCTCGTACCAAACTACCGCTTCTATTTCATCTGTTACCCAGCCGATTGTGCTTGAATTTTCAAGTGTCCATACCATGTTTAACTTATCAGCTATAAATGGCCCTAATAAGTCTTTATCAAAACATAGCACTACAGAACTCCACCTTTTTCCATTACATAATCGGTTGATGCCCAATGAAATTCAATACCTTGCGATGCAACATTTAAATTAATAGAACCGCTAAATCCAAGACCATTAACCCCTTGCCAAAACTTAGTAACTACAAGGTTTCCACCCCAGTTAGCTTGATCCCATAATGCTGTATCCCAAATACCTGCATCTAATGTAGCTGGATTAAAGGCTATTTGATTGGTAAGTGGTACTGTGTCAAAATCCGTGCTAATACCGCATAAAACGGTCGGTAAGCCATAATTGGTCTGTAGTATAGGGCGTACTAGGGTAAAGCGTTTAAGCTGTCCTCGGCTGTCAAAATAGCTGTAGGCTTGCTGTGCATTTGCAACAATATTTGTTCCTGCATCAGAATTATCTGAATAAAACTGCCCTACAAATCCGTTAGCACCAAAGAAAATCTTATTGTCGGCAGACACTTCCCAACAAATAGCGTTTACCCCAGTAAATCTAGCCCAAGACTTTGTAATCGTGTGCATGACATATTGTTCATATCCCGTACCGACAGGAATATTTAGAATCAACATATTTTCACTAGCAAAATAGTTGATTTGCCAGCCAAATTCAGCATAAAAGTTAGTAGCCGCTTGGCTTACAGCAAAATAAATCTTGTCGGTAAGGTTTACACGGGGGTCTAAACGGGATGACTGTAATGCGGCAGACATTGGTACAAGACCGTCTTGGGTCAGCAATAGCAAGTCACCAGCATACTTAAAAAAGCACCGTCTAGCAAAAGTTTGACCCATCTGCCATACACCAACTTCACTCCAAGCATTAGGATCGCTAGGGTTTGTACCCTTGTAAACCATAACCTCACCCATACTGGTAACAAAAGCAGATAAGTCATCTACGCCATAACCAGCGTCTAAAGTCCAAGTTCCCATTGCTTGCAGGTAACCACCTGAACGGGCAATTGCACCTAAATTAAAGTCTAATGCCGCACCACCAATAGATTGAACGGGTAAATACCAAAATGTCATGCTGTTCTTTTGTACAAAGAAAAGCCTGTTTTGGCACATATTGATGTTAATAAAAGTGTTGCTGTTTACCCCTGTAATGCCTGTAACTGTGTAAGTTCCAACCACAGTAGCGTTTCCGCTAGGGGCGGTAGCCATTGTGTAAGTAAAAGTAGTTGTTCCTGTTACGGTAATGTAATAAGTACCATTAAATTCGGCAGGAGTAGCACCGCTGATGCTAACCCGATTGCCTGTAATCAAGCCGTGTGCAGTTGCGGTAGTGAGGGTAGCTGTAAGGTTACCTGTTCCACCCCTTGTAATAGTGCTAATGGTAGCGGCTGTGGTAGTGGTAGCAATTTTGTACCAGCGTGTGCCGTCATAAATGATTGCTGGGTCTGTACCATTTACAGCTATTAAAAATTGTCCACCAGCCGTGGTAATCATGCAATGCTGGAATTTGCTGTTAGATAGCCCTGTTAATACAGCAGTTGCAGGGTTGGTAGATGCGTTATAGATAACCCCACCAGCAATAGCAAACAGCGTGTTTGTACCGTTAAACCCTGCGTAATTCATTAAAGTTTGAACTTCCCCAGTAATTCCAGTAGAAGTCTTTGTGTAGCCTTTTCTAAGGGTTACATCGGTAGGTGTAGGAAAAAAATTGATTAATTGAACCGCATCTAACGGGTTCATTTCAGCTAACGAATCCCTAGCGTTCCAGCCCCCGATTGGGGCGGCTAGAGAAGTAGTGGTGGCTGTAAACTTCTTAGCGACAGCCATTATTAAGACCCGTAGCCAGTATCAGGAATATTTGCCCAGCCAATAAGCACGGCACTTGGAGCAGGTGCAAATGATAGGGTTGCAGAGCCTTTGTCGTTAGCTTTAGCCACGCTTAAATAGCGTTGGTAATCTTGTTGCAATGCGGTAGTATCAAATGACTTAATTTGGAAATATTTAAGTTTGGTAGCCAATACGATAATGGTGTCATCTAACACAGTTGTATCGGTATCAGCGGTAAAGCTATTCTTTACAGCATTAGCGGCACTTCTTACCCAACCTTTAGAACGGTATTCAAATCCTAAATATTCTTGGGTGTTGTATGGTGGCCATATTTGAAATGTATTGCCAAGAATTCTCCAACGAACCCGTGGGCCTGTTGAAATATAACCTGATTTGAGCCATTGCCATTGTTGTGCATCAACAGGGCCAAGCATTTGCCAATGTTTTGTTTTATCCCAATGGGTATTGTCTGTGATGGTTTCGTAGTCATCAGGCAAAGGATAAATGGTTTTACTAAAGGTGACAGAACCAGCTACGGATGTTGCTGAAGCCAATTGCGTAGAAGTTAAACTAGCCGAAGTAAGAACTTCATCCACATAAGTATCTTGCGGAATTGATGTTCCTACAATGGAATAAGTGCTATCAAGACCTGCGGTACTAGGAATGTTATTTAATAAATAGCTACCATTCGTAGTGTTGCAGGTCGTGGTTATTGCGTTTGTATAAAATCGATATTCCAACTCCAATGCTTGCCAATCGTATTCCTTAACCAAGTCATACCCTGAGCGGTTCATTAACGCAAGAATCTGTTGCACATCTTGGTTAGTGTTACCTGCTACATAAGTAGGTACGGCTAAGTTAAGTTCAGCGGTAACTTGCTGTACTAATTGGAGCATTGTTGATGACATATCTAGGCTTCCTCTGTGGCTTCCGCTTTGCGTTTACGGGGTTTCTTTTCACCAACAGCGGCAAGTATAGAAGCCATTTGTTCCTGCATTAAGGCTATCTTTGCATCTGTTTCAGCCTTTATTTTAGCAGTTTCTTGTTCCTTTTTGGCAAGTTCTTCTTTTAAATCGTTAATTTCTTGTTCACGCTTGTCAGTTTCGGCTGAAGTTGTGGCTAAACTTAAAAATGCCTTTGCTTTGTCACGGAACGCATAGGGTGACATTCCTGCCGCCATACCCATACGCTGTAACTGCTGATCTGATGCACTTGCTACCGCTTCTACCGTGTAAAACTTCATTGCACGGAGTTCTTCTGCCTGTGATTTAGATACTAAAGGCCATTCTGTCAATGGTGTTCCCTCGTATCCCTGATCGTCAGCACCGAGTTTGTTTTGATAAGCCGCCCAATGTAGGGGAAACCGTGTTTTATGGTTTTCTAAGGCAAATGTATCAATTTCGGTCAAAGTATCGCCAGCAACGCAAATATGTACAAAATCAAACTCTTTGTATATTGGTCTGCCAGCTTCTGCGGAAGCATCATCCTGTTTTACTGGTCGTTTGTAGAAACGAACTTGTAATCGAGAATCTGCATTTTGCTCATCGGAAGGTAAAGCCATTTTTAAATCTCCTCAAGGTATTAAGGTAAAAAGTTAAAGAAAAAAGGGGCTATCCTTTTGAGATAACCCCTCGTTTTTACTACATTTTAGCGTTTTAAGCTAATCAAACAGAAGCCTTGCCAAACCAGCCATAATCGCCTGATGCCATTGAAGCACCAGCAATGTATGTACCTGCACCCAAAGTAACTTGGAATGTAGATGCGTTGATTACGCAAGTAGCTGTTGATGCCGCAATTGCTACAGCCGCTTGTGCAAACACATAACGCAAGCCGTCAGAACCAAACACTTCAGCACCAGTAGGGCCAAATGTAGGAACTGTTGTACCAGCAGAGTTAGGGTTTGTATTAGTGACATTTGATAAATCAATGCCAGCTAAAGGGGTAATGGTATATGCCATGATAAATTTCCTTTTCTAATCAATGGATTAAGTTGTCAAAACGCCTTGTAGGAATGAGTTGGAGCAAGTAAGATTGCCCGCCCAGCCATACAATTTGACGATTGCGTCTTGGTTGATCGATTGACGCTCGCCACCGATAGGAACGAAATTACGCTCTTTGTGTGGGCGTAAGAAAAAGTAATTTGTGTTTAGCAAATACATATATGTTGCGTTTTCCTGAGCACCGTAACCGCCACCCAAGATCACATCAGCAGACATACCACCACCGTAGAACTTTAATGATGCAAAACCAGCCGCACCTTCTTCTACACCTGCAATACGCTGAATAGCCTGTAAAGACTGAACATAGTATGAGTAGAAAGTGTTACCAGCAACGATTGTGTCAACCTTATCAGTTCCACGAACGGACTTAATAGCGGCATCAGTCATCTTAGCTTGAATGTTTGCGTAACCAGTTACACCAGTTGTCGCTTGATTCTGCCAAAAAGTCCAATTTGCCCTCGATATGCCCCCATAAGTTCCAGATGTTGGGGAAGTAGAAACAGCGGCCGCTAGACCAGTAATGTTCTTACCACCGTTACCTGTACCGTCACCATAGATGTCAGTAGAAATACGGTTCAACAAACGAGCTTCAGAAACTTGCATACGGCCGTCTAACAGGTCGATGATCTGTTCCTTAGAACTGTTTTGCAACATTTCTAGACCACTCATTGTCACAGAATCAGCATATTGAGTAATGCTGAACTGAGCCGCAGAGATAGGGCTATCAGGGGTGATGTTTAATACTTCGTCAATCTTGTTACCGTAGTGGCTCTTTATCCGCTACTTCAGTATGTCACCATACTGTTCAGACTATATCATCCCTTTCGGGTGGGAAGCTCGTGGGGATATTACCGCTTTCGCTCGATCCCTAGTCGTTACACCTTCTGTGTCCCTAGCCCTTTCGGGTTACATACACAGCTTGGCTCGGTATTATCTTTAAACTCACCTTAAATTCAAAGGTTTCCACCGAATTCATCCCATTTGCTACAAAAACTTGCTTACTGCAAATTAATGAAGGGGCTAGAAGTCAACCCACTATAACTGTTTGCATTGTTAGTATTTGGATCATTGTACATAATTTCTTGGCCTATTTGTTAATGGTTACTAACTTAACCATGTTAGGTCATTTCTGCCTAACTCTTGGACTTAAATTACATCAAGTTATATCCAAGTGCAGACTATCGCTTCACCTTTTCAGGTGTTCTCTCGCTTAGTCGTTCAGGCTGTATTTAAACTTGCCCCTTGTTGTCCCCTTCGGGAGTTCCAAGTCAATCAGAGAGAATTCTCACATCTGAGTTTTAATTCAGAGTGACCCCATCATTAAGGATTACATTTCCCCCGCTAAAAGGCTGTACATTACCCTTAGCTTGTAGGCGTTGAAGAATCGCATTGTTCTGCGTTA